AACTCCTTTGTCTTGAAACCAACCATACGGCAACATGTCAAAAGTTAATCTTATGCTATTAGGCATTACTTTGGTTTCTCCTTTAATACTATTGCTTAAATTTCCAGTTGTATCTTTTATATATCCTTTACTGTTAGGAGTTTTTAAGTTGTTTTTACTTTCTTCTATAATAAACCGCTTAAATTCTTCCAGAATCTTATGCACTTTGTCATTGTCTTTAAACATCGCAAACAGTCATTTCGTTAGGTACAACCATGTTAAAAGTCATAGTCCAGCCACACAATTTATTTTCAAATCTATCTGTAAATGGCTCACAATTTGGGTTGCCATCTACTTGGTAATTGTCATCATATAAGTTCCCTCTTCGTAATTTTTCGTATAATCTATTTAATAAAGATATTTGTGTATTAAATATATCATGCTCATTATCATTGCCCCTAAATTTATTTGTGGTTTCTTCCTTTGATATATCAACAATGTCCATAGCTAAAATGCTAATATTATATTGTATAATATTGCCACGAAAAGTTGCATTGTTTATTATAATATGAGTTAAAGGAAATATAGTTTGCTTATTTAAGTCAACACTATTCAAGTCACCCTCTGTTGTAGTATTTGTAAAAGGGTCTGCATCAAGTTCTGCTTTTATTTTGGTTAAAATATTGTAATAACTCATGTGCGTTTTTTATTTAGTTGTTTCTGGAATTCTGCATGTTCAATATCATTTTTTTGCTTTTCAAAAGTGAGGAATGTAAGGCATTGGTGTAATGGTAATTTACATGTTTCATTGAATCTTGCAAGTTGCCCATTAGCAATCGCATAGATGCTTGTGTACCAACCCCAGTTTTGTGTAAAGATTCCTCTTTGGCTGAAGTCTTGTCCGTCATCAGCATCTTCATCTCTGTTTCTAAAAATTGTAGGGTACTGCTCAGTAATTCTCTGTGCAAATCGCAAAAAAAAACCTTTGCACCCAGAGCAATATCTATTGTTGCGTACTTCATGACTTCTGCGTAATTAGCACTTGACTCGTATGCCTCTATTTCGTATTTGTCTTTTTTCTTTAAAACTATTGGTCTATACATTACCGCCATTGCTTTATGAAAGTTTTTCATATCATTTATGTTATTAGTTAAGTCTATATATTCGCCAAAACTAATGTTTTCT